CAAAAAATCTTTCCATTGCACTCACATAACGGTTCACAATTGGGATGATCGTCTCCAAATAGAACAGTCTCAAATTGGGTGAAATGTTTGCGTTGTTGCCACCGTCTAATAGGATGGGTGGGACGCCCAAGCTTTTTAGTATCTTTGCGTCATGGGTCTTGATTGAAATGTCAAAATCCATGTCTTTAAAACTCTCTGAGAACTCGCCCCAGGGCTTTAAGCCTGAATCCAATATCATGGGCTTTTTGGCACCGTTCTTGGGAGAGTACTGGGCTTTCCAGTTTTGAATTGTTCGTTCTTTGGCCTGCTGGCTGAGGGTATTCTCACTCGTCAAGATCAGGCCCATCACAGCACCATTCTCAAAGAATTGCTCTTGGAACGTCTGCATCTTGTACAGAATCTTGATGTTGCGATCGGCTGAGGCTAATCTGCTAGTACCACGATAGATCGAAATACTGCTCAATTCCTTGATGTGGATTACCTCATCGGGCTTGAACTTTACCTCTGAGTTGTAAGTATAGCTCTTTACAAAAGTTTTAGGATCTGTGTCAATCTCTACGTTACTGGCTGGTAGGTGGTACATATGAGCACCGTCCCAGTAAATAAAGATGTTGCCCTCTAGGACAAAGTCAGTAAAGATGTTTGTACGAAAATCTTGTGCACTCTGGTAGGGGTTAGGAGTATAGTTTAACAACTTGACCAAACTCTTTTGCCTCATACCAGTTACAACCGGATCAGCCTTACTATCTTTAACATCGTAGTCTAAACTGCTGCAGGCGCTAACAATCATGTTAACTCCGCGGTTTACAGTTTCTAACTTGTTAAAAGCCTGCAAGTATGTCAGTGAGGCATCCGTACCTACGTTGATGCCCTCATCACGACTGATTACATACTGGGCAGGATTCATTTTCTCCACTACCCAGTTTTTAGCATTTGTCATCCAGCCCATATTCACCTCAATAAAAGTCGCTAAAACTACCGGTCACCTTTGGCTTTTCATCACGGGGCAACAGCATTTTAGCCTTTTGAGTTTCTATCCAGTGATTCTGCTTGGTGGCCGTTGAGAGTGGTGGCGCTTTACCGTACACTCCGTGCAAAGCTACATGATGACGATTACACAGGGTGTACACGTCTTCATATATTTCTTTGTGGTGGTGTTCGATAAACTCGTCCCGGTTTTCTAAAACAGCTTCGTCACTGGAAAAGTCACGACCCGTTTTTTCAATCCAACGTTCTAACAAGAGTGTCACTGAATGCGTATGATGTAGCTCTAAGTCTTCAGGAGTGTTGCAGATATAGCAACACTCTTTCTTATCATAAGCACTTTTGGCTCGGTCACGAATCCATTTGACAGGAATTCGTTTGTTCGTATTTTTTGCCATGGTACTACTACAAATTACCGTTATTATAGCACACAGGCAAGGGGTTGTCAAAACCTTTTTTGTACATGGTAGGTGTAGCCCTTTTGTTGCTTAAATTGTATAAGTATAGACAGCATAACGAAGTGCATCAGCTATGTGACTCACTTTACTGTGTACTGGCTTTTCACGCGTTAACGTATCACGATTGTCCCACTGGTACTGGTCAAACATCTCTAGAGTATGCTTGCAATGTGGAGCAACCTTAATACGCCCCTGTTCTACTAGGGTCTGTACGTATGCGATGCCTTCTAGGACCTGCTTTTTGGCTTTGATGGTACTAATATCATAACTATAGGCAAGGTCACCTGCAAACTGTGCTGCGGCTGAGTCAATAAATATGCCGCTGTCTAATCCCCAACGACCAATCAGTTTGTTAAAAGCTTCAGCATGTTTGGCAGTAGTGGCTTCAGCTTCTAGGTATTCGTCTACTACATGGAAAGTGTCCACCTTAGGGTCGTAGGCAATTACCACCATAGCAGTGGGATCACGATAGCCCGGGTCGATTCCTGCTAGGTACTCAACACCGTCACTGTGCTCAAACTCTACGATGAGTGACTCACTCAGGCTATAAATCTGACCCTCGAACACATTGAAGCTAGCCATGTATTCCTGCTCAAACTCGGCCTTGGACATACTACGCCGAGCCTCTTCTACGTCGCTCTCCAACATTCTGTCGTTTTCGAGGTAGTCGGCCTGTAACGAAACCCATTGCGGGTAACTTTCACTCCATCCACGCTCCCAGAACTTACTAAACCAGTTGTGCTTGCCGCGAGGGGTAGAGATAAAGATAGCCTTCGACCCAGGACGGTCTAGGGTAGGGCGTAGACTCACATTGAAAGCCTCTTCGCCACCATCGCCTAACGCAGCCTCGTCAAATATGATCAAGTTGTAACTACGACCCACACTAGAGTCAACAGTTGTAATACTACCCATACGGATAGTACTGCCATTCGAGAGCTCGATGACCTTGTCTTTTACGTTGTCTTTGGTGACTTCTAGGTCAAACTGTTTGATGAACCCACGCTGGAGATCGAATGAAATCGTCGAAAGATTGTAGTTGGGACTCATGATCAAGACATTACAACCTGGGATTAACACCACCAATTGCCCGATTACGTTGGCAATAAAGGTCTTGCCCAGTCTTCGACTAAGAGCAGCACAGATAAAGCGGTAGTTGGGTGAGTTGACAGCGTTGATCAAGGCAATCTGAGGACAGTTCAAGTTGTCGTAGATGGGTGACCCATTAACAGTTGCCAACTTTAGATAGTTGGCAATGGGTAGCTTGATAAAACGGGTATCACCTGGATAATCTGTAATGTTGAACTGGTCAATGTCACTTCGAGAGATCTTAAGCATTGCTTTTTAACAACTTCTCGAGTAGGGAGCCATAATTTGAGCCAGATGAACCACCATCATTGATTTGAACATTGACCTGAGATTTAATATTGTTGGCACGTACTTTCTCCAGTTGAATTTCTCGGTCTAATTGTTCCATGGTCATTTTGTGACTTAAGGCTAGCAGGTCGGCAATGTCTTTTGAACTTCCAACCCCCGCCTCGTCCAACTCTTGGAACTTTTTGCTAATAAGCATATCCATCGCTTTACGCATTTTAAAGCGGTTGTTGAAGCCTACGTCCTTGAAGACTTGATCGATATAGGCTTTTACCTCTCGGCGGTTTAGTTGGGTTGCTACCAGCTCGGTGGAAATGCCTAAGTCCTCAGCAACTTTGGATAGGCTCTGAGTCTGTAAGTAGCAGTTCGCAATCTCCAACCCCTCAGGGTCGATCTGCAGTGTTTCGGCTGGGTGTTGAGCTGGTAGCATGTGGTCCCTTACTTAATATCTAACTTGCGAGTGGTTGACTTGGGGTTACTGTATAACTCGATGTATAACACACCATCGACCAGTTCCACATCTTCGACGGTGATGTCTGGCTCTAGGGTCCAAGTACGAGTCCAGCTGCGATGGGCTAAGCCACGGACCAAATAGTTACGGTCCTCTTCCTTGGCCTTGGTGCCCTTGACTGTCAAGGTTGTGCCGGCTAAGCTCACGTCGAGTTCGCTCTTATGCCAGCCACTCACAGCGATTTCGATGACATAGTTGTGGTCGTCGGCTTTGTACAAGTTGTACGGGGGATAGCTTGAAGTTGAGTGCTTCAACATGTTCTCAAAACCAATCATGGTCTGATAAATTGGGTCTAGCATTGTGTTTTTCACGGTTGATCCTTTCAGATATAGCGATCAAAGATTCTGGTGCCGTAGTAACGTTGGCGGAATTCGTACAATTCCTCTGAACATTCTATAAGCCTGAGCCAGATGTAGTTCATAAATTTCATAGATAACCTCTCCTCTGTATGAAGTTCATGCGACGTTCTAAGTCACAGAGGTCGGTGCTTTGTGACAAGTATGAATATATCTCGTCACGATAGTGCGGTTGAAAGGCTGTTTGTAGCCACTTTAAAAAGTTCATAAAATTTCCCTTAGATGATCCCAAATTTGGCGATCCGGGGTAATTATAACAGTTTAGGGTAGAACGTTCAAGTGAAAATTTGGTCTGCGTACAAGGTGTTGGCTGAATTTTCCCAAATAGGCCGCGTGCGGGTGGGCCCAGCGGGTGGTCAACATTCACAAGTCTAACAACCGCCCCTGTCCTATTTTCTCATGGAAGCTACAATTCTGTCAATACCCTACTAATTTGTGGGGAAATGAAGAAAAGGCTTGATCGTTCCAGCTGGTTTGATATACTGTGTTCACTGTAGACAAGGAGATGGAAATGAACACACGAGAGCACATGGAAAACCTGGCCCAACGATACGCTAACGCACTGGTGAACTATCAGCTGGACCGTAGCCGTGAC